AATTATACATAATTTTTATTTGGAGCCTGTCGGTGTCAATAACGAAAGAAGAGGCTGTTAAGTTTTTATCAGAACTTCCAGAAGAGCAATTGTCAACCCTGGCAATTACTTCATGGCAATATACCCCTTCTTCCTCATCTGAAAGACCGCCTGTCGATTCCGATGGATTCTCCATAGACGGAGGGTCAAGCAATGCTACAGTAACATTAGATGCTTTACAAAAAGAATGCTGGGTGAAATATCTGGGTAATCCTCAGGTAAATACGGCTATTAGGGGGACCTGCGGTCGGCTTACCGGTGAAGGATTTGAGACTTTCTCCAAGATTTTAGAGGTCCAGACCGCTATCGAAAAGATAGAGGAAGATCAAAGAAATCGAATGTATTTATTCTGGCCAAAGTATGTTGGCAGGGCAAAGGTATTTGGAGAGCTGTATCTTTGTTTGACCTGTCACGATGATGGTTTTATAGAAATTGATTTTGTGGAACCTTCGTCAATACGTGGTGGGGAAAAAGGTGATGGGGTTATTTATCATCCGAAAAAAACAAGTATGCCCCTGGCATATTTTGTGTATGATGATGAAGAAAACCTTGAGATTATCTTAAGCACTTTTTGCGCCAGATATCCTGAATTGATTGAACTTGCCAAAGAAACTGATTCTAATTTTGCAAAAAATAAAATTGCCAAATCCGGGAAAAAGGCTTTTCGTAAAACGAAGGGTTATTATAGATTTATAGTCAGCTGGGATCAGAGTATGATCACCCGCCGAAATGTTTCACATCTCCGGACCGTTCTTGAATGGCTTAATAATTATGAGACATTGAAAAAATATGAGATAGACCACAAGAAAAGCGCTGGTGCTTATTTATGGGTAATTACCATGGAGGACCCAAAGGCTTTTAAGCGGTGGTTAGGCCTGTCTGATGCTGAGAAACGCGCTACTGGTATCATGGCGAAAAAAACTCCTGGCAGTACATTGGTATTACCTCCTGGTATGAAGCTTGTTGCACAAAATCCCAACCTTCCAAATATTTCCGAACAAGATACTGATATCCTTCATTTGGTTACATCTGGGTTGAACGAGCCTGAAGACGTGTCTACCGGTCAATCAAAAGGCACTTTTGCAAGTGTTAAAGAATCCAGGGGCCCCATGAGTGATCGCATAAGTGATGAGACTGCATACTTCAGAAGGTTTTTAACACATGATTTCTGGGGTAATATATTTTACCTAATGTCATGTGTGTCTGATTTTCCGACTGAGGTTAAAGTAGAAAAAACCATTGGTTTTAAGAATAAAAAGCCGATCCGGAAACTTGTACCTGTCAGGCCGGAAAAGACGCTTGAGATTTCTTTCCCAAAGTCTGAGGTTAATGATGCTGAATCCAGGGCCCGGGCATTGTTAGGCGTCAAGCATGGATCCACGAAAGACACAATGGGTTATCCTCTTTCTGCTATTGCCAAAGAGATGGGCATGGGTAATTACCATAAAAATAGAATGTTAAGTGCAGATGAAGACGAAGAATATCCTGAATTGATCATGACAGCCGATCAAGAAAGTATTCAGGAGCAGACAGAAGCTGAACCGAGTAGAAAAAAGGGCGCTGAAGATGACAAAGGAAGAAATAAAGGCAATAATTAATGAAGCGGTTGCAATGGGAATAAAAGAACATGTGGCAGCGTGTCCCATTCCGTTAGATGCACAAAAACAAATTGGTCATTTTTTTGGTGTAGTCACGGATTTAGGGGATGGAGATATCCGGAAGGGTGTCGAAGTGCTTCGCAATCATCATAAGTTTATAAGCAACTTAACAAATGTACGGAATAAGCTGGGAAACACAATATTAGGCGTTTTTATAGCATTATTAACAACAGGGCTATTGACTTTATTAAGTTCTGGGTTTAGAGAAGTTTTAAAGAAAATATTTACGAGTAGTTAGTATATAAAGAAAAGCACTGTTTTGAGGAAGCTCTGGCCAGCCCCTCTTTACAGATTTTAAAAGGGAATTGCTTGTATGGAAGCCATACCTTCCTTACAGCAATTCCCTTTTTGCTTTTATGGAGATGAGAAAATGGCTTTAAAAACAAATATCCTTGATCTTGTAATGCAGACTCACTGGGCGATCACACCAGAAAAGCTTGAAAAGATTTATCAGGTTGCACTCAATCATAGTGTTAATCCTGATATCAAGATTTCGTCTGATTTTGTAAAGCCGGAAGCTTATGCTCATGAGATTAATGGTTTCAGGCTTGAGGAAACATATGATGTCTGGGTGCGTGATGGTGTTGCCATTATCCCATTGTTTGGTGTTATAGCCAAGCGTATGAATATGTTTATGTATTTTTCAGGTGGGGTATCTACGGAGATACTGGCCGCTGATTTCATAAAAGCACTGGAGAGTAAACAGGTTGAAGCAATTTTACTCAATACTGATACACCTGGCGGGACAGTAGATGGTACAAAGGCTGTCGCAGACATTATTTATCAGGCAAGAGGTAAAAAGCCTATTATATGTTTTGCCAATGGTCAAATGACCTCCGGTGGTATATGGATCGGCACAGCGGCTGATGAGATTGTGGCGGAAGAAACGGCGGTACTTGGAAGCATTGGCGTTATTTCCATTCATGAGGAATATTCCGAAGCGGATAAAAAAGAAGGCGTAAAACGTACAGTAATTACAGCAGGTAAGTACAAAGGCATTGCTAATAGTTATGAGCCATTAACCTCCGAAGGCAAGCAGTATGTTCAGGAGCGGCTGGATTACTTATATGGGATATTCGGAGCAGAGGTAGCCACTCACAGAGGTATAGAGAAAGAAACAGTGTTTAAAAACATGGCCGAAGGCAAGATATTCATAGGTAAACAGGCCTTGGATATTGGTCTGATAGATAAAATAGGGTCGTTTGATGATGCGTTTACCCTGGCGAAATTAAGAGCCAGTGAAAATAAGACAACAATAAAAAAAGGAGGTGAAAAGGTTATGACACTCGAAGAATTAAAAATTAAGGATCCTGCTGCTTACGAGACCTTGATGAGAGAGGCGAAAGCATCCGTTTCGACAGATGTGAAAGCTCAGTTCGAGAATGAGAAGACTCAGATAATCAATGCTCATGCGACTGAGGTAAAAGAGCTTAAAACTCAGATACAGGTGAAGGACAGCAAGATTCAGGAGGCAGATGGCAGGATTTCGGCCTTGGAAAAAAGGGAATCGATCAGGACAGAGAAAGAAATTTCTGACAGAGCTGATGATATATTCACTGCAAAGCTTGAGGCAAGTGATATCCCGGAAAGGCTGTATCCTAAAGTGAGAAATCAGGTTTCATATTCAAAGTTTGTTTCTGCTGATGGCGTTTTCGATGCGAATGCGTTTAAGGCAGCAATAGATGCTGAAATTCTTGATTGGCCCACTGATACCAATAAACAAAAAGTCCTTGGCGGAGTTGGCGGTTCAAGTCGTACAGTTTTAGCTGGCGATGCGGAAGTCAATGAAAAGGCTGAGGATTCCCTGGTTGACGATTTAGTTAAGTTAGCCGGGGGCAACGATAAAATAAATTAAAGGAAGGAGGTGAGTTAAAGTGTTAGGAAATACACCCCATATTTTTCGTGGAGGGCAGATAGACCCTTCAAGGTTATTTTTCAGTAAGCCCGAATTGGCGTTCACAAAAGGGATTTCTATTCCTGGTGGATTTGGTGTTCTGCCTGCTGGAACGATCATGGCAAAGGTTACTGAAAGCACAGGCAAGCTTGGTAAATACATTCCGTATACGCCTGAAGCGCCTTCAGCTGGTTTAACTTATGGATTTGGCCTGTTATATATAACAGAGACGGCAAATGGCACATCTGTGTATGTCACAAAAGATGACAGTTATAAAGTGGCTGTCGGTGATCATCTTGCAATTGCAGATGCTGACTCTTCAGGTGCAAGTGCTACTGATTGCGGAGCGGTTACGGCTATTGACAGAACTACATATTCTCATATGGCAGTAATTACAGTTACCAATTCAATCGCAAATTCAACCTACACTGTGGCACAGGGGGCGGCTCTTTTTATACAGTCTAAGACTTCTCAGCCGTTTACCGCTGCTGTTGGTGTGCTCTATGGAGCTGTTGATACCGGTGTGGGCGAAAACGCCAAAGGTGGAGATGGTGTTCTAATTCTTAAAAACGCCATGCTCTATGTAGACATGCTTTACAATTACGATTCTGAGGTATTGACAGACCTGGGTGCGACGGTCGATGCTCAGTACCTGATACTCTAGGAAGGAGGTGAATGCAAATGATTGGTGTTGATGCAATATCAGAGTTGAGATTAACTACTCTGAACAAACTTATAACCAAATTCACAACCTCTCCCAACCTGAAGCTGATGAGCATGTTCGGTACAGATAACTGGGAAAGTGATAATGTGGAGTGGGAAGGGCAGATCGGCAACAGAGGGTTAACTCCCTTTGTATCTCCTGATGCACAGGCTCCTAAAGTTTCCATGAGCGGAGTATCGCTTCATAAGGCGGCAGCGGCATTTTTCAAAGAGAAAATGTGGTTTAATGAGACTTTCCTGAATAATCTCCGGGAACCGGGGACAGACAGGAAGCATTATGATGCCACAAAACTGCTTGCAAAAGAAAGCAAGGGACTGAGGAATCGCTGTGATCGCAGGAAAGAATGGATGTTCGCCAAAATGCTGACAGGGGGTTCTTTTACTTATAAAGAAAAAGATGGCATAAAAGTGTCGGTTGATTACGGTGTGCCGTCCAGCAACCTTGTAACATTAGCGGCTTCACGCAAGTGGGATTCTGGGGCTTCCAGGAATATTGTTGAAGATATCATGGATGCAAATATTACCATGAGCAACAACAATGGAACTCCGATTGAGGTTTCCATGTGCCCGAGCGAAATACTGAAGCTGATGGTACTTGATCCGTCTATCCAGGCGCTTTTACAGAAGTCTTCTTTTGGAAGTGGTGACCTGTTTGCGAATCCTACCGGGGTACTTGGTAGCTTGCTGCATATTCGTAATTTTATGCTTTACGATGAGCAGTATCAAATCAGGTCCTGGCTGACCGCAGCTGTTACAGGTAGTTCCACGACAGTAGTGTACGTGGATGATGCATCCGACTATGAGGTAGGGGCGACTTTAAGGTTTGTTGATACAAGCGCCAAAACCTATGAGGATGAAACCATCACAGCGGTTGATGAGCAGGCTGGTACCGTTACTGTGGGCACAGCGCCTACAGCCAGTTTCAAGGCCCGGGAAGATTATGTTTATATGACCCGGAAATTTCTGCCAACCAATAAGTTCTGTATGTTTGCCCCTATAGTTGAAGGCAATAAGATTGCAGAATTTGCTCAGGCTCCTTTCGGCTTACAGCGGAATTATGGTATGTATGTTGACAGGGATGTTACCTGGGATCCGGACGGGATATATATCCGCGTGCAGAATAAGGGCCTTCCCGTTCTGTACCATGAAGATGCGGTCTATACGCTGACCGTAAAGTAAAGGAGGTGTTATTATGAACATAATGGCGCCTAATCCAGGTTTTAAACAGCAGGTTGCTGAATTTGGAGAGCATGCTTTAAGAGGCGGGGCGGGTGGAAGTCTGACTTCAACCACGACAGTTGTGCTTGGTATTCCCAGATTTAAAGGGCGTATCAGTAATGCATATATGTCAGTAGGGGCGAGCGGGAAAGATGATGCCAATGCATTATCTGTTGAGTTGGATGTGCAGATCAATGGCACAACTGCTTTCACCACAAAGCCGAAAATAGAGCATGTATCAGGGGAAGCGTCACAGCACAAGACCACTCTTAATGATGATGACACAGGTGTTACGCTTGGGGTTTTGGCCTCCGCTATCACTTATTCTCCAGGGGATGTTATAACCGGTATTTTTACACTGGTGCGGACAGCTTCTCCAACAACCGAAATCAGTAATCCAGCGGCAGTTGTAGAACTGATGCCGGATTAAGAAAGGGAAAATCAATGAAAATTGAAATAAAAGAAACAATTAAAGGAGTGGAAGGTTCTGGTGACAACAGAAAGATATCAACCTGGTATCCAGGGACAATACTTGATGACACCAAGAAAGCCATTCCTGATGACATTTTGGCTGAGGTCAAGGCAAAAACAGGCCGGGCGGTTGTAGTAGGTGAATTGACTGCCCAGCCTGCTGACTCAGGGAAAGGGGCTCCGCAGGTAGAAAAGGTGAAAATCTTTGTTGTTGATTCTGCCAATTATACAACCTTTGAAAACATATCGAAGGTCAGAAGTGCAAGTATAGCGGAGCTGGTGTCGTATCTGGTCTCAAAAGGTGTTAAAATTGAGGCAGCTGATAAGACAAAACTTTTAGAGCAGGCCATTGAGGTATTTGAGAAAAATGGATCAAGCAAGCCTGATAACTCAGGTCCAAATAAGGGTTAAGGATCTCGTAAGCCAGTTTGAGACAGAGGATTATACTGAAGCAGTTGCTGATGCTCTGGAAGAAACTGGCTGGGCCTTACCTACAACAGATTCATTTAAAATGAAATGGATCAGGGAGAGGACTATCCGGCATTTATTAAACATGCTGTATCTTGGGTCTTCTTCCAAGTTTAAAGTAGATCAGATCAATTTACAGCAAAAGTTTGATCATTATGGAGAGCTGGTAAAGAGATTTGATACTGCCTTTGAGAAGATTCAAGATGAAGAGCCTCATCAATTTGCGAATGTTAGTGCCACTCAGATATTCGGGCATCAACTGAACGCAGGCTTTTCGTCTGATGCGCTGGGCTATGATACCACATACGGGGATGACAACCTTGTTATTGTCACTCCTGGGGATGCTGAATAATGTCTGCTGTCGGAGAGGATATTAAACAGGCCTTCATTGATGTCGGTACTGCTTATAGTATTTTAAGGGATAGCGGCACCATATCCGGTGAATTTTGCAAAGATAAAGAAAACAGGCAGGTTACAAAACCTTTCATAAAGGAATTTTTCAGAGAGGTTGATTTACCTTATGATACGCAGATCATTCCTGGGGATGTTGTTTCTTTTGATGTTACAGATGAGGTTTTCATAGTAACTGGTACAACTCCTCAGTTGCTTGAAAATGAGATTATTAAAAAATCGAGTGTATTTTATAAATGTAATGTGTTAGGGGTATTACAATCTCCGGTTGATGAGGATGAATATGATACCAATTATCACAGAGAAGCAAGATTCGAGTTGAAGAGAGCTAATTGTTATGGACTTATGACTGAGGCTCTGTATGGACATGATCTGGATACAGATGAAGAATTAGGCGCGATTGGCGTTGAAAATCATGAGTTATATGTGCCTGGATCCTATGCTTTAAAAGTTTTAGATCGGTTTCAACCGGTAAGTGGAGAAAACGAATTTTACAAAGTTGAGTCAGTTAAAAAACGAAAATTCAACAATGTGTTTGTAGGAATCATTTCTGAAGACACTAGATAGGGAGGTTAATCCAGATATGGAAAAGAAAAATATACTGTTTGTAGGAGAACATCCGCATTCCTTCACCGGGAACGCGGGCATGATGAATGCAATTTTAGCACAGGTGGACAGAGAAAAGTATAATGTTGTCTGCTTTGGCGCCAATTCCGTTTCAAATAATAATCAAATTTTTACCGACACTAAATTTACCTACATTGACGCAGAGGAAAAGGGTGATCACTGGGGCAGGCAGAAGTTATTATCTACCTTGGCCAGTAATGATGTTGATGTCATGGTCATGGTCGGGCTTGATATCTGGCGGTATGTAGACATTTTCGATCATATCGACAAGATCAGGGCAGAAAAAGGGTTCAAGTGGGTATCCATCTTTCCATATGACTTGATAGATTTCAGGGAAGACTGGGCTGAATGGATCAGGTTGATTGATTATCCATGCGTGTATAGCCAGTAT